AAGTTCTTGAGCAGTTGCTTCACCACTCTTGATTCTCTTAAGGAATTCAGTAGTAACGAGGTTGTGTAACTCGTTAAACATATCCTCAGTAGCTTTGTTGTTAGCCATGTCTAAGGACAATTTGATCTAATTTGTTTTCAATGCGGATCATGTGATCCTCCATCTTTTGAAGAGCAGTAGATAGCTCTTGTTTTTGGACGTAGTGCTCTGCTACACGTAGTTCTACCTTGTCTACACGGCTATCAACGTCGCTGATCTTGCTGTGTAGACGGTTATGAACTGAGATAATAGCAGTTAAAAGGGCAATACCTGCTGCTACACCTGCTTCAATCATTACATGTACCCAATGTAAAGTTGAACACCATCTGCATCTACAACAGTTGCATCAAGCAAAGCATCACCTCCTGTGATAGAATAAGCAATGCCTGTAGTAAATGTAATACCGCTAGTAAAATTAAGCTCTTTAGAAGAACCAGAAGGTACATGAATAATAATCATTGGTACATCTGTACCTACAACAGGTGCCGTAGCTTTGTTGTACAACCTAAAAGCAATCGAAGCTCCACTACCACCACCACTGTGGGTGTTATGAATAAACAGGTTAAAGACTGTACCAGGACTAGCTTTTACTGATGTTGCATTTGTGCTGTTAGTAGAGCTTTTAAAGTGAACTTTAGTAGAAACAGGTAGTTCTCTATCGTACCTACCAGGTGTAATATTGTAAGTGGTACTACTCATGTTGCTCCATCAATCGAATCAGCTTCTGTGCGTAAATGGGGTCTGTGGCGTAACCTTCCTTCTTCAAGAGGTATGCACAGTCTTCACGAGAGGTGGCTCGATTGACGCCTTTATAACCTTTGTAGTCCTTATACCACTGAGTAACAAGGTGCTCTACGCAGTCATAAGGAGTAGCAAAATCTTTGAAGGAAGCTTTGATGGTAACGGGACCATTACCGTAGTCTTCCCAGGTAGTCTTTACAGTACCAGTACCTTTGATACCAAAGAAGTTATTTCGACCACTTGTTGCAGTACCAAATGCTGATTCGAGTGCCCATTGTGCAGCGACAACCTCTGGAAACTTAGCTCCAGTAGCACGTGCAGCAGCTTCAATACCGTCCCAAGTATTATCAAACTGAGGAATTACTGGAGTAGGTGTACGCCAGAGCTTTACCCACTCCGCATCATCAGACAAGCCAAAGGACCCTAGAAGATGCTCTAGAGCCTCAATGGCTTGCTTTTGATGAGGTAACCCCTTGTAGTTTTTAATAACGTCAAGGAGTTTGATGCTCATTTGAGTGTATCCTTAATGCTTTGGATCTTGTCATCCTCAGTGCGGTGAGGCTTGATTGCCTCTACACCACGCAGCAGGACTTGAACAATGCTGTTTTCACGCAGCTTAGAAGCACCGACAATCTCGGAGCCAATGAAAAGAGCGAAGAATGCAAGTGCCTCATAGGACACTTTGATACCAAGAATGGTGATCATGATATTTACCTAAAGGTAAGGTTTACCAGGGGACTCCAGTAGAAGTCGTAGGAGTCAACTTTTGAGAGATTTGCGCATCAAGTGCAGCGTCGATCTCGGTGACTTTTTCTTCACCAAGTTGATCCCTTACCCAACCAACGACGATCTCTTCAGTCAGTTGGGGATACGGGATAGCGTCAGCTCCAGGCGCTTCAAAACCAAGGGAGCCATAAGCACCAGCTTGCTCACCATCACGGAAGCGAGTCACGGTATAGTGAACCGTGTAGACCGTGCCGATGTCGTCGAGCTTGCGCTCCATGTTGGCAATCTTGAACACGGTAAAAGGAAAGTCAATACCAGGAGTAGGCATGATATAAATGTGTGTTTGTGGTGTGTAAAAAAAAAGAGCCCACCGGGATTGGTAGGCTCGTTGAGAGGGAGTAGTGAGTAGGACTACTAGGCAATGCCAGCATCATTTAGACGCTGCTCAAGGGTTTCGATGCGCTCCATTGCTTCCTGCAACGCCTTGACTGCCTTCATATAGAGCACCGAGTAGTTGACGCTCTTGGTGACGGTGCCAAGGTCGTTGCCGTCTTCGTCACGGTCGGGGGATTCGCTGACGAGACCAGGGGAGACGAGTTCAGCTTCTTGGGCAACAAGACCGATTTGGGTGTGGGTCTGTTGTCCGGTCTCTTCCTTGAAGTTGTAGTTACGGACTTGGAGAGCTTTGAGATCATCCCACTGGGAGCTGGCGTCAACAATGTTCTCCTTCAGCTTGATGTCAGAGATAGCGGCGTAGACGTTGTTGGCATTGTAAGTGTCGCCGTTTTGCTGGATTCTAAAAACTTCACTTCCTCCCGCATTTCGACCTTGAAAAATATTTCCACCTGTTCCGGTTTTTCTAACGTAGACACCAGGATCAGTTGTGGTATTTGCTTCAATTCCCCCATTTGCGAGTACAAGATAATTGAAAGTAGTAATTCCGTTTGCACTAATCCTCATCCGCTCCGTCGGGCTGCTCGCTCCGTCGGCGGTAGTGGAGAACACTAGGCGGCCTGGGTAGTCACCAGACGCCCACGCGCCATCCGCCATGGAAATAATTGACGCACCTATATCACCAGTTGTATTCGAAAAATTAAGTTCGCCCAAATATTGGCCAGTTGTTGGCGATTCAGCACCGCGGGCAAGATAAAGAACGCCAGGTCCATCTCCAGCGGTTGAGTTACCTTCAATGACTTGGCCTGTATATCCACCAGACCAACTAGACGTGCCAACTAAGAGCCTGCCGGAGCTGTCGATGCGGGCGCGTTCGGAACCACCGATATAAGTAACAATTGCCTGTGATTCTCTTTGGTTAATGTAAAACTCGCCATTGGTGAGAACAATAAGATCAGTTCCATCATCAGAACCGGATCCAGTATCTCCGTTTGTAAGTTTTAAGTAAGTATTATTGCCTGACGGTTGGTGTAGATGAAGAGGACTACGGCCAGGACTCGTAGTGCCAATCCCTACACGCTGTGACGAGTCAATCGTTAATGCTGTGTTTCCGCCCGCAGTTCCAAATAAAAAACGATCATTGGAATGTTCGTATTTAAGAATTCCGCGATAAGCCTCATCTCCTGTCGTGCCATCCGCAAAATGGATTGCAGAAGCACTGGATGTCCCAGCGCTAATGGTAATACCTTGATTTGAGCTTGTGTTTCCTACAACAAAAGTATTGGCGTTGGAGTTATAGCTGCCGGGCACAGAAGTCCCCAGACCTAGCCTGCCGGAGCTGTCGATGCGGGCTTTTTCGCTGCCAGCAAGTTCCCATGAGTGCCGCCCACTAGAAGTTGCAGCGTTATAGATTACTTGATCAGTAGCAGCACGAATAAAATTACTGCCGTTGCTGCCAATGGAACCAGCGGATCCAATGGTTAGGCGAACATCAGACTCAGTTCTAAAAGCAGCAGACCCACCGACTTCTAATTTTGTGCCAGGGTTAGTAACGCCAATCCCTACGTTGCCTGAGCCGTTAATAACAAATCTTGTCGCCTCATCTGTTCGGTTATAGATGAGAAAATCATTGGCGGTGCTGGTCTGGATCTCCCAGTTATCCCCGCTGTTTGGAATAAACTTAATACCCGCTGATGCGGAAGTTCCTTGTATCTGAAGCTGGGTTCCAGATGTTCCGGCACCTGAGATGTGAAGTTCACGCCCAGGGCTACTAGTCCCCAGACCTAGTTTCCCGTCCGATGTGATGCGGAGGCGTTCGGTATTATCAACCGACACAAGTAGGTGGCTTCCAGAGGAAACATTATTCGGATCTACTTGAAGTTGAGTACTTCCACTGTTATATAGAATTCTAAACTTATCGTTAGCAGTATCTGAATCTGTAATTGCAATGTCAGGAAAACTGCCTTTCACTTCTAAGGTATGAGCCGGCGCAGTGGCGCCAATTCCAACCCGTCCACTCGCATCAATGAAGAGTCTCCCAACCCCATTAGTCGAGATGGCTAATTGATCTGCGCCGGGGGAGTAAATGCCGGTATTGGCGTCGAAGTAGACTGATGGACTTGCTGCACTACCTGCAGTAACGCCAAGAGCACCCGTCATGCTGTCGCCAGCTTTCAACAAGGCGTTAGTATCTACATAGTTCTTAGTAGCAGCGTGGTTTGCAGAACTTGGATCTTGAACGTTAATGATAGCATTGCTATTCATATCCAAGGTATCAGCAATGGTAACATTACCAGTACTATCTAAGATATCACTACCATTAAGGTCAAGGTTAGCACCGATAACAGCATTACCACTTGGGTTTACCTGGAGGTTCTGAAGATCAACGTTAAACGAACCAGACGAAATAAAGATTGCATTAGTTTGTTGATCAACAGTAAAGAAGTTACCAACTTTAAACTTACCGTTATGATCAGTTGTAGCAGTCCAAATCTTACCGTTATTCAGTTCAACAACTTGATTAGCTTCAACAGGTACACCACCATTCTCAGGAAGTGCCGCGTAATTAGTACCACTACCAACGTACTCCATAGTATGACCGCTAGAAGCAATCATAGAACGAAGGTAAAACTCAACAGTAGCACCAGTCAGTACTGCACCATTAAGACCAAGGTTCTGGGAACGATCACTAGGATTAGGACGACTAATGACAACATCCCATCCGGCACCATTAGGTGTAGCGGAAAGGATAGGATAAGTGTTACCACCAATGTCTACAAGCATATTGCTTTGAGGACGAGTGGCAGAACCATGCCAAGGAGATCCTGCTACAGGTGTACCAATAGTAAAGCTAATATCACCACTATTAGCATCTACAGTAGTTGTAGCAGTAAAGATAGCATTTGTAGAGCGACCATCTACAACAAGGCCATAGCGACCAAAGTCAGTAGTAGACGCAGCTAGGTTAGCTTGACCACCATTAAGTGCTTTAATGTGATAATGGTTAAAGAAGGCGTAGCTACTGGTACACTGTGCATAACCATTGTTAGTAACAAGGATACCAGGACCATCAAGACCAACGTGGGTGTAGCTATCACACACCATTGAACGAAGTGGGCTACTAGCATTAACAGTAGAACCGTCAACAAGAAGACCACCACCAGTCATTGCAGAGTCTGTATCACCAGCAGCACCACCAGCAGGGGTGTGAGGATTAAGACTACCGTTATCAATCTCCGAGTCAGAGAAGTTAGTACAATTCTGAATATACGGAGACTTATAAAT